CCCAAAATAGTAGTAGAAACATAGTTTTTTTCATAGTTCGTTAGGTATGTTCCTGTGTGAGGTCTTATTGATATGAATACTTTTCCATATACTGGCGGCGTCATTGACTCCCCACCCCATACACGAACTGCTCGCGCTCCTGGATAATCCCTCTTTATTGTGGTAACATAATCATCTATAGTTACACATCTATTTTGTGTCTGGAATACTTTTGGTGCAAGATCTCTTATTGATGTATTTGTTTCTCTATCAGAACCATCTACGCTTCTTGATATCTCCAAGGAACTCAATTTTATAATTCCAGATGCAAACGATTTTGCACCAACAACAGTCTCGTTAACAGAAAATACGCCTATAGTAGATATGAGTTTGAGTGTACCATTTTTATCATCCCATTCTGATACTATACCCGTAGCACTACCCAACTTACCAGTCACTGTTTCTCCTAACATAAAGTCGAATGTATAATCTTGTATTATATCTAATACTCTATATGATGTTGTATCAAGAGAATACGTAATTTCTATTGGTGATGCTAGTGTTCCAGTCCATCCAGCTCCGCCGTATAATCTTTTTCTTGAAAAGAACTTCTTACAACCATTAGCATCAGAACCATTTGTTACCAAGTAGTCGAGTTGTATGATGTTACCACCTACTACACCAACACCAACATTCTGATCATCTCCGAAAGTTATTTCGTATTTGTTGCCCTCAACTTCGTGTAACCAATAAACAGCGTCTGCACTTGTTATGGTCTGTAGTTCTCCTGCTGCTCTAAATAATGTTGTAGAACTATCATTGGCAGATGTTTTTACCGATACAACAAGACTATTTACATCAATATTTGGTGCCGGTATAATAAAATGTTGGGTATTCTGCATACCAGTGTTCCACACATCAACATCAGAAACTACATATTCGTAATATATATGTTTACCCTCTATAATCTTTATACAATCTAAATTGTATACCCATTGGTCTGCGTTAGACAAAGAACTATTATATTGGAGTGTATTATTATCCGGTGTTGTAAATGAGTATTCTGTGTTACCAATAGACGAACTAAACAATGAATATCGTTCAAGTGTTATTGTTGGTGGGTGAACCTGATCTGGAACGGCTCTTATATATGTGGTAAGGTTGATATATGCCGATGCGGAAGTTCTTGACTTTGGTGTATATCCCAACATTTTTGCCCTTGATACTATCGACTCTCTGAATACAGCGGTATCAAGAAACATCTCTGAGGCGATCATATTAGCATAATATGCGTTCATATGAGTATTGTATGCTAATAGGTCTATAAGGATGGACATTGACGAACCTTCGAAATCATAATCCTTGAACTGCGATTGTGACCTAAGAAACCCTCTGAGATTTGCCTTTATACCATCAAAGTCTAAATCAGCTACTACTAATTTTGCGTTATTTGCCATTGTTATCGTTAAGTTTATCTTATCATCTCAAGGAAAAAGTCGATAGTTTGTATAGTCATCCTGTTTATTATCTCGTATCGTATTGTTACATTATATCCATTATTATCATAGTCTGGATACACAAGAACATTGGTTACGATTATCCTTGGTTCGTAATTTCGTAATGTTGCTGTTATTTGTTCCTCTATACCATTAGCAACTGGCGGCGATATTAGTTCAAATAATAGGTGATACACTCCACACCCTTTTGCTGGTGCGAATAGTCTTTCGTTATATCCCGTAAGAACAAGGTTTTTTACAGACCGTTTTATCGACTCATCGTTTATGAGACGTGTTATATCACCCGTATTTGGGTGAGGTGTAAATACGAGACTGAAGTCCGCAAATTTTATGTCTTGTTCTGATATTGCCATATAAGTATTTATAAAATATATTAGTTATCTTCCGACAATAGTATTTGGTGACCCTGTTACAGCAATACCTCCGCAAGGCGGAGCAATAACATCACCTATTCTTCTACAAGCCTTCAATTCAACGAAAACAGAAGAACTTCCCATTAGACCAACTCCAGTATGGCATTTTGGTCCACAACAATGTATTGCGTATAGGTCTCCCTGTCTATGAACTGATAAGTTATTTACGTATGTTGTTACGGCACCAACTAATGCTGCTCTTGGTGGAAAACAAGAATGACCACTGGATAAATCTAAATTTCTATGGCAGGGTGGAATAATAGTAAAATTAAGTTTTATAAATACAATTGATGCTACTCACGGATTGCAGTCCCAGTAGCTTTAGACATTCTTACTAACAATCAAGGAGACTATTATGTCCAACACATCTATTTATACAGAAATACAATCACTTATCGAGTCTACTATATCTTCTTATAAAAGACCATTTCAACCCACTTATCTTTATGTAAAGGAACACTCTATAACAGGGTTAAAATATTTCGGCAAAACTTGTAAGGAAGATCCTTATTCCTATCTTGGTTCTGGTGATCATTGGAAAAAACATTATATAATACACGGAAAGGAACATATCATAACTACTTGGTGTAAGTTATTTACTTCATTAGAAGAATGTGTTACTTATGCGTTAACTTTTTCAATAGGAAAGGATATCGTTAAATCAAGAAATTGGGCAAACCAAAAGATAGAAAACGGTTTAGATGGCAACCCAATAGGTATAGGAACCTTTAGTAGTGAAAATAATCCAAGTTATAAAAGAATATACTCTAAAGAAGATAGAGTAAATTGTAGTGATAGAACGAAAAAATGGTGGAGTGAGTTATCAGAGGAATATAAAATAATTCACCGAGAAAAAGTTGCCGGCCCAAATAACGGCATGTATGACAAAAAACATACTGAGAAAGTTAAACAAGAACAAAGTGAAAGGATGATATTATGGTATCAAGAACATTCGGTAACTGAGGAAGAAAAGAAATCTCGTAGTGAAAGAATGATAAAGTATTGGGAAACACACGAACATATAGACATGTCTGGACCAAATAACGGCATGTATGATAAAAAACACTCTACCGAATCTCGAATGAAAATAAGTAAAAATCACGCCGATGTGTCTGGAGAAAACAACCCATCATTCAAAGGTAAATACCAACAATATACATTAGACGGAGTATTCATCAAAGAGTCATACTCTTGGGAACTTATTTCTGAAGGTTTCGGTATTAGTAATATCTGTGGATGTATAAACCATCCAGATAAACATAAACAACATAAAGGTTATATTTGGAAAAGAGATTGATTATGGATAAAGATTATGTGGTGTATGAGAAATAAGTTTTCCTGATGGATACGCGCTACAGATAGTTGTTGCCCATTCAACTCCAGTCATAGGCATCCCTGATACTGGATGGAAAAAGTTTGGTCCTGTTAAAGTTGGTTCTCCTGTTGCTATGTATCTATTGGAATCAAACCCCGTTAACACGTCTGCCGCTCTACCTGACCAATTAGCAAACACCATTATGGTAAATGGTTGTGATACAAGTATTGGTGGGCAACAGGCAGTGAAATGTGCCGTTATGATGCAAGTAAATTCATAAAAAGATGGTGGTGCCTGATAAGAGTATGGGCTTGGGATTGTCGGTGCTCCATTGGCGATAACAGGTAAAAAGAGTATTGGGTGTGCAATAGCAAGTGGATGTGTTGACCACAAACGAGTCGGAAGTAACTCAATAGGTAATGTAACGAGTGAAGTAACCCCTGCGATGGGAAGAAAACTGAATGCGGTTTCTATCCCCGTTGGAACACTTGTTATGGTGTATGAGGTTGCTGGTGTATTTGTATATGGAGAAACACATAGTTGAGACCAACCACAAAATGGAACACTTGCCCAACTGAACCCCTCTGTAGGGGAAGTTTCGTGTGCATCCAATAAAGTGCCTCCACATTCTGCGTGTATTATTCCATTCACTCCTATTGCTGGGGCTGCCTCTGACCACGTTAATATACTTCCTGTCCAATATGGAACTGCCATTCCTATTCTCCGTGTTTGTTACATCCACAATCACCTTCTGTCGGTTCCCCTAAAATATTTCTCAAGTTTTTCTGCATTTCAGCAAACTCTGCCTCTGGGCTGTTGATTAATACAGAAAACGGTATACCCAAATCTTCATCCATCTCCATATAGTTACTGTTGATGCGAAGATGTTTATCCACATCCATTTTATACTCACCTTTTATTACTACGGTAATATCACTGTCTACGGTAAGTGTTTTTGTCTCTGCATCGTAATCTATTACGTCAAGAAGTGCAATCAATTTATCGAGTTTTTCAATAGAGATACGATCTCCAAGTATCATTTCCAAAGGATTGAATAAGTTCATATTTTGGTATATAGTCATTGTTAACAGGGTTTTTCTTGTTTTCTTCTTAGTCGTATTTCAGCATCTTGTGTCTGTCTTGATTTTAGTTTTTCGTATAGAGTAAGTGCTTCGAGTGGATTGTTCTTGAACTTGCCCATTATACATGATTCAACTTTTCCGTATTGTAATGTGTCTGAAATAGCACGAAGGTCTGATAATGTGTGTGGGTTCCCGCTTCCGTTCCACTCCAATGGGTTTTTCTGAAGTTCATCGTATGATATAAGGGCGCCAAGAGGATCATCTTTTGCCTGACCAGCAATATCAATCAACTTCCCAACTGTATTTATATCAGAAGAAAGCGTTTTTAGACTTGCAATCCTATCCAAAGATTCCTGTTGTAGTTTTTCTGGCATAGAGTCGAACACTGGTTTTCCTGTAATAGGGTCTATTCTAGTGTTGGCGCCTGCCTCTGCAACCAAAAGAGTGCCTATGATGTTCTGTGCTACATTACCTCTCTGAATATCTGTTATGGTCTGTTTCGCCTTGTTTATTTCGTCGAGAGATTTGAATATTGATATCTTGGTTGAGTCACTATCCTCTGGTCCTGGTTTACATTTTAGATTATCAATACCAAGAAATTTCTCAATCTCTTCCATTGTCGGTATCTTAGGTATTTTATCTATAAGAGCGTTTATCTTACCCAACACACCAAGGATAGATGGAAGACCTGGAATATCTGGTAGTTCAGGCAATTTGGGTATCTTAACCCCAGACAGTTTCGTAAGTTTTGATATTATAGACATCATGTCTGGTATCTTCGGAATACAGTTTGCGAATGATGCCTTGCCACTATCTCCTGCGTGTGGATGTGGTTCTATTGTTGAGAAGTCTAGTGCATCTATAAACGAGTCAACCGAACTCAACTTATCCGCCGCATTTGTTGCCGAATTGAATAAACTCAATGCACCAAGAAGAGAACCTCCGGGAGATTCGATAGCAAGAAGACCATATTTATCGCAGTTACTTGAGGCATCAACACCAATACCTGTTACGTCATTGGTGTATCCTTGTGGTACTTCAAATCTACCTGTAGGGCAAGCACTGCCCCCTTCTTTTGCGAATATAAGCCCGTCAATAACAATGGTGTCTGGATTTGGTGTTTCTGAACTCCCATATGTTCCAATATCACCTAACGCACCAGATACCGACATTAGATCCGATAAACTCAACATACTTGAATCTGATGATGGATTTCCAGCAGCCGTCGATAACATATCCTTTCTACTCACTGCCGCAATAATACCCTTCACGGTACTTATTGTATTGAGTAAAGAAACTACATCGTCAATGCCTGCCGGTTTCTTTATTGGTAGAATAGACCTTGTTCCTGATACTGTGTTTATAACTACGGTTACACGAGTTCCTTTGTTGTCTTCGTATATAGTTGTTTTTATAATACCCTTTTTATCACCAACCTGAATAAACTGAACCTTCTCGCTTATTATCTTACCTGTCTTTGTTATATCTGGCGGAGCAGGTTTTTCTGGAATTTCACCAGATGGACCACCAAGTAGTACTGATACATTGGATATTGCTGTTGATGCGGAACCAAACGTGGAAGGCAATAGACCACTTGGGTCACTCTTTATTTGTTCGGCATTTAGTGAACTTGTTGCCGCCGCCCAACTTTGTTGTAACTCACTTGACGTTAAGTTTGGTTTTTGTTGAGTTATTACAGTGTTTGATGTTCCGTCTGCTTTGAGAGTTGTTACTGTGGTGTCTCCACCTACAACAGATATTCCAGCGCTTGTCTTTGTATATGAGGCACCGCCCGTTGTTGTTGTTGTTACAATACTATCGGTTGATATTTGTGTTGTGTTTGCCTTGGTATTTACAACCGTATTCGTTGCTTTTGGTTCTGTTACTGTCGCAGATGTAGGTGTCGATTCTACTGTTGGTAATGCCAACACTTTCATGTTTGGTAATATTGGATCTTTTACAAGAAGATAACTTCCCTTATCCAATCCAGGGTTTGTTTCGAGTGCTTCTGTTGCACTCATAACTTGTATACCGTCTAGTGATTCTCCTAGATTCTTATCTAACGAACCTTTCTTTAGTGCGAACCTTATTGTCCAGTATGCGAACGACACATCCTTTAGTGTGTTTGCTGCCATAGGATATGCTTTACCATCTATGATAGCGAACCACTTTCCTATAGTAGCGTCCTTAGCGTAATTTACTCCATATCGAATACCAGTTGGTGGTTTTGGTGTTGTCGCGCTTTTTACGTCATCGGCAGCAGAACTTACTGATTCCAAAGGCACAGATGTAGAGATTGATATTACCTCGTGATTACTACCAAAAATAGTAGTAGTTATCGATCCATCGTCATTTAGTTTCCTTGTTTTGCTTTGCCCACCGACATGTATTACCTCTATTTTATCTGCCATATTATTTCTTTCCTAGTGATGATGGTGATGGTGTATTCGAGTCGCCTTTAGCTGCGTGTTCCGCACCTGTCGCTGGTGGAACTGGAGTTCCTGGAATATCAACAATAATAGTTGGTATTGGAGGCATACAGTTTATAAAACACATCGCCGATCTTATATTTACTGTCGCCATTGCATCTATGTTTATAATGGTAGAACCTATCCAAGTTGATGCCTGTGAGTGGAACGTAGCATTCAATCCTGACTGTATCTGAACAAGAGCGCCAGCGTCTATCTGAATACTCTGAGAAGATATAACCTGAAAGTTCCTGTTTGCAATATGTGTTTGGTCTTTAGCTGCCTGTGTATTGATGTTTTCTAGAGCAAGTATCTTTACATCCTTTGTTGCCGTTAGGTTTATTTCCTTATCTGTTTTGATGTGTACGTTGCCTCCATTGGCAGTCAAAAGAATACTTCCAGCTTCTGTGAGCGTGTTGGAGTTGCCTTTTTCAACCGTTAGATATTGAGCCTTACCAACATACTTTTGGTCTGTATTTCCAACGGTTGTCGTATTATTATTGTGGCATATTGTTCCATTGTCCCCACCAATGATTGCTTGTTTTCCTCTGTAGAACTGGTCAACTTTATTACCACCAAAGGTTTCGTGTTTTGTTCCGAAACAAACATAATGGTCGTCAAGATAGGTAATACGGTATGAGTTACCAAACGTCTTCATAACCCTATCACCATTTGGCAACATCTCATCAAAAGTGCCTGAACGGTGAAAAGTGTGTATTCTTTCATGTCCTAGTGTATCATCTATCTCAAATACGTGCCCAGATTCCGATTCTGTTACCTTGTTGTATGGATACTTAGCGTTATACGTCTCAATAGGATCTGGTTCTGACCAATACTTTGTATCAACTGTACCTCCTTCTACTGCATGATTAGAAACAACATTGATAACTCTATTCTTTCT